GTCTAGGTTCAACAAGGTCATGGGCGAAGATTGGGGTTCCAGTGACACGTCAGCTGCCATCAACATGATGAAGGATGTGATCCGCCAGGAACATGGTGGCAAATACAATCCAGACACTATCGAAGCTGCTGCTATGAATGCCGCTGAGTTCTATCACGAAGACATGGGCTATGACTCCGTGGAAGATGCTGCACAAAGCCTGGTAGGACATTTCGTCCGCAGGTGGATGGCTGGTCATCTCAAAGCTGACTGAGGCATCACATGATCGTCACCCGCATACGGCCCCACTTTGGAGCAGACGTTGAGGTAGACATAAAGAAGTTGACACCTGCCCATCGCGGCGAATTGGTGCAACTGCTGGGCGAGCACAAGGTGCTGCGTTTTCGTCAACAGTTCCTGTCACCAGAAGAATTCATCACATTCAGTGAACTGTTTGGTGAATGCTGGGGTTCTGGCGACGACGGACTGTTAGGCAATAACGAACAAGGACGTTGCCTTCCGGGCTATCCCAAGATCACCTTGGTCAGCAATCAAGCCAAGGGTGTGCTCAAGGACCTTGACATAATCTGGCACAACGACGTTTCTCACAGGCCCTGGGAACGCGAAGGGGGCACATGCCCTACACGCATACTGTATGCTGTGACGCTGCCCAAATCTGATCCCTGCCCTACACATTGGCTTGATCAAGAATGGTTATATGATCACTGCCCGCCAGACATCAGAGACGACCTAGAAGAGCGCATGGCCACATACAAGGCTCCTTATGAAACAGCATGGGAACATTGTCGCAAACGCATCGTGCAGATCAATCCCATTACCGGTCGTAAAACGCTCATGGTGGATCGACTGTTCCTCAAAGGTATTGACGGATATTCAAATGAAAAATTCGTCAATACCCGCAATAGACTGTTACAGCTGGCACAACATCCTGACAACGTGATCACCAATCATTGGGAAGTGGGCGATCTGGTCATAAACAACAATTACAACACGGCGCACTGGAGGCCGTCATTCAAATCACAGGAAGAAAGAACGCTCTGGAGGAGCACGTTCCAGGTACCTGAGATCATACCCAAGACCTTTGTCTGATAGGAATAACACGATGAGACTGCATGATTTTTTTGAAACAAAAGTTCGCCTGGATCCCAAATGTTGGACCGGTTATAAGATTGGCGACCCTAAAACCAAAATGAAGGGTGGCGTGCGTGTGAACAACTGTGTCCCAGCAGAAAGCGTGGAAGAAGGTAGAGAGTTTGGTTCCTATTACTACGAACAACTGGCACAAAAGGTATTTGATCGTGATCCCAATCTGACCGACGAAAACAAGATCCTAGATCTTGGTTACAGCATCACCAAAGACGAGTTGGGTTCACGAGCACGTGGGATATTCAGCGATCGAGACTTTGCTGGGGATCTAATCAGCGCATACAACTGGTTGAAGAAGCAAGGTGTGGCGGAAGGCAGATTCGACGAACCACTTACAGGTTGGCACATTGTCTATCGCAAGTCTGGTAATCCAGTTCATGCCACACCCAGTTTTGAAACAAAAGATCAGGCACAAAAATATTTGATGACTAAAATGTTTGCTAATCATCAGGATTATAAAGTAGTTCATACCGCCGGAGTAGGTGTGGCGGAAGGCGAAATGGACGAAGCCAAGTATCATGGTAAAGAAGTTCCACTAGGTAAGAAACTACCCGGTGATGTTAAAAAATCAAAAGTCTATGTACGCAAGCCGAACGGTAAGATTGTCAAAGTAAACTTTGGCGACAAAAACATGCGTATTAAAAAGAGTAATCCAGCACGTAGAAAGAGTTTCCGTGCAAGACATAACTGTAAGAACCCAGGCCCACGTTGGAAGGCAAGATATTGGAGTTGCCGTAGTTGGTAACCAAGTTCTGGTAAAGGTGCAATTGATAAAACATAATTTATGGGAGAATTTACCAACATACCAAGAACACCATTTATTGAAAAATTTATAGAAAAACTTTATCCTAGAATGGCTGCTCTAGTTATTAAAGATGAAGTAGATGCTACACAATTTTTGGTAAATACTTTAAAAGAAATATTAGTAGATAATGCTCATATAAAAGAAACTACAAATAAATTAGTAAATCCAAACTGTGAAATTGAAAAATACACACCACTTGATAAGGATTTACCAAAATGGCAGATTGATATATTAACCGGAATGGTTTTAAATTTTATATCAGAAAACAGTAATGAAATCCCAAAAGGAATGAAATCGGTAGTAGAAGGTTTTGTAAAATTTTGGGAAAAGTCTGAATGGACAGACGATGCTCCAAAAAATAAAGGTATTTGTAAATTAGATAAACATCCTGGATGTGATAAGGAGATACCATCCGTAACAATAACCAACATAGAAGAAAGTAAAATTAAACTCTATGAGGGTTTGAGTAAATTAACTCAAATGTTAAAAGGTGGATCAAATAATGATGATCCAGAATATTTATTAAAAGAATCTTTAGCATTTTTTGGTAGAGAGTTAGAAAAAAATTTTAATGGGTTTAAAGGTGAATTTGTAGGATTCAATTGTGAAAATCCACCAAAAAAAGTAACAGTAGGGTGGGAAGGTATACAATTTGGACCAATAGAAATAAAAATAGATCCTTCAGCCGATGAATTGACTATATTACTTGTATTGTTTGCAATATTATGTTTTTTACTTGCTCTATTTACAGATAATATAATTTTTGGTTTAATAGGATTTATATTAGTAATATTGTCATCAAATACCAATTACATTAGTTTGAGCTTTGTAGGATTGGTGTTATCGGTTTTAACGAATAATTTGGAAAAAATAAAAATGGAAGCAATATCATTTAATCTTTCCGGCGGTATAACTTCTGACGGAACAATTACAATAACTGGAAAATTATTACCAGGAGTGAATCCAAGTCCAGGTGGCGGACCAGGAACGCCTCCAGGTGGTGGTGGTGGAACACCTCCAGGCGGCGGTGGAACGCCTCCAGGCGGCGGACCAGGAACGCCTCCAGGTGGTGGTGGAACTCCTCCAGGCGGCGGACCAGGAACACCTCCAGGCGGCGGTGGTACACCTCCAGGTGGCGGACCAGGAACACCTCCGGGTGGCGGTGGAACTCCTCCGGGTGGCACCCCACAAGGTGGCGGTGGAACTCCTCCTGGTGGCACACCTCCGGGTGGCGGTGGCACACCTCCGGGTGGCGGTGGTACACCTCCAGGTGGCGGACCAGGAACACCTCCGGGTGGCACACCTCCAGGTGGCGGCACTCCTCCTCCAGGCGGCGAAACATTGACAGTTGATCAGTGGGTTGTTAGATTAGGTTTGGACCCTGCAAAAGTAAATAAACTTGGTTCAATTGTAAATTATGAAGGTGATATAACATTACCAAAAAATAATTTAACAGAAATTCCTATAAAATTTGGTAGAGTAAAAGGTGCATTTGTTTGTAGAGGCATGAATTTGACAAGTTTAAAAAATGCACCAACTTATGCCGAATCATTTGATTGTTCAAACAACAATTTGACAACATTACAAGGTGGACCTACGGAAGTAAAATATTCGTATAATTGTAGCAATAATAATTTAACGAATCTCATAGGTGGTCCAGTTAGAGGACAAGTAAACGGTGCAAGAAATACAATGTCTTCATATAACTGTTCAAATAACGATTTAATATCGTTGGAAGGTTATCCAGCAATAGTAACGGATATTGCTAATTTTGATTGTTCCACGAATGCAACGCTTGGTAATCTTAATTTTGCCAAAGGTAGAATAGGAACAATGAATGCTAGGGCATGTAATTTAACAGATGCATTTCTTGATACTGCACAATTTACATGTACAACTTTCAATGGATTGAATCAAATAAATGCAATACAACTCAATGCAGAATACATAAAAGAAACATTGGGTGCAACAACGGTTCTTGTTTAATTTGATATTTATTTACATGAATAACAAATCTATACAAATAACGAAAAAAATAATACGAGAATATGTAATATTCTATTTATCGGAAGGAAAAAAGCCAACGGGAGGGTTATCCCGTTGGTTTAAAGAAAGATGGGTAGATATTTCTCGTAAGAAAAAAAGTGGTGGACATCCTCCGTGTGGCGCTTCTGCTGGAAGTAAAGCTAGAAAGGGTGGAAAACGGGCATATCCAAAATGTGTTCCCGCATCAAAAGCCGCTTCAATGTCATCAAAGCAAAAGCGTAGTGCTGTAACAAGAAAAAGAAAACACGGTGCAACTCGCCGTGGTAAAGCAAAAATGGTTTCAACTTATACAAAAGGTTAATTATGGAAGATGTTTTGACACAAAAGATTGGCAACTACATAAAGATATTTGCCATAGCAGTCCTTTCTATTCTTTTGATATACAATTCTTACGAATATAGTCGTTCAAAGGAACAGTTAATGCAATCAAAAAAAACTGCAGATAGTTTAGAAGCTCTCATAAACAAGTATGAATTTGATTATACTAATCTGAAAAAAAGAGCAGATAAATTAGACTCACTTATTACAGTTCGTAAGGATAGTATTCTTATCATTAGAAAGAAATTCTACATTTATCGTGATAAAGAAATAAAAAATCCCGATGAAGCCACAAAATATATTATCAACTTTTTGAAAGACTAATCCATGAAGTATTTAGTTGCCATATTATTTTCAGTAACAACAATGTTTGCTACCGAAAAAGATTCTGTTATTTGTTTTAAGAAATCCGAAGTAGTATCTTTGGCAAATAAAATTCAACTTATTCGTGATTCAGTAGAATATCTTACCGCAGTTGTAAATGCACAAGATACTTTGATTGAATTTCATCAAACAAGATTTGACTTGTATCATCAACAATTAAAAAACCGTGAACAAGTTATTGATGCTTGTCAAAAAAGAACAGTTGAATTAGAAAAAATAATACAAGAACTTCAACCTCGTTGGTATGATAATAAATTGCTTTGGTTTTTTGGTGGTATGGGAACAGTTCTTGGTATAGTATTTGCGGTGCAATGAGTAAAAACTTAAAAGATATTATCAAAGAAGAATTTGCTAAGTGTGCGGCAAATCCTGTATACTTTATGAAAAGGTATGCAAAGATTCAACACCCAACTCGTGGCAAAATACTTTTTGAACTATATCCATTTCAGGAAGATGTTCTCAAAGAATTTAATAATAACAGATGGAATATTGTATTAAAGTCTCGTCAGTTAGGAATATCAACTCTTATTGCAGGTTATTCACTTTGGTTGATGTTATTTAATCAAGATAAAAACATTCTAGTTATTGCTACTAAACAAGAAACTGCTAAAAACTTGGTAACAAAAGTTCGTGTTATGTATGACAATATGCCAAGTTGGTTGAAGACTGGCGTTCAAGAAGATAATAAACTTTCACTTCGATTTAAGAACGGTTCACAAATAAAAGCCGTTTCTGCTGCCGCTGATTCTGCTCGTTCTGAAGCACTTTCACTTCTTATTATAGACGAGGCCGCCTTTATTGATGACATAGATAGAATATGGGCATCCGCACAACAAACACTGGCGACCGGTGGAACTGCAATAATTAACTCTACACCTAATGGAGTTGGTAACTTTTATCACAAACAATGGGTAAAGGCGATAAACAAAGAGAGTGCATTTAATCCAATAGAATTATTATGGCAAGTTCATCCAGACCGTGACCAAAAATGGCGTGATGAACAAGACATACTATTGGGTCCTGATATGGCAAAACAAGAGTGTGATGGAAACTTTCTTGCCTCTGGTCGATCAGTTATTGATGGTGAACTTGTCCAATGGTATGAACAAACTTATGTATGTGAACCAAAAGAAAGACGTGGTGCAGAAGACGCTTATTGGATTTGGGATTATCCAGAACCGAATAAAACATATATGGTTATTGCTGACGTTGCTCGTGGTGATGGAAATGACAATTCGGCATTCCATGTAATTGATGTTGAAAACATGGAACAAGTTGCTGAATACAAAGGTAAACTCGATACAAAAACTTATGGTAATATGTTGGTATCAGTTGCAACAGAATACAATGATGCTCTTCTTGTAGTTGAAAATGCTAACATCGGTTGGGCAGCAATTCAACAAATTATTGATAGAGGTTATCCAAATCTTTATTATACATACAAAGAAGATGGTTATACTGATCCATCCGTTCATATTCCAAAAGGATATGACTTAAAAGATAAATCCCAAATGGTTCCGGGTTTCACTACAAGTGCTAAAACAAGACCACTTCTTATTTCAAAGTTGGAAACATATTTTCGTGAAAGATTACCAATAATAAAATCATCAAGATTAGTTCAAGAACTTTATGTTTTTGTTTGGAACGGTGCAAAGGCAGAAGCACAGACTGGATATAACGATGACTTGGTTATGTCATTCTCTATCGGACTTTGGGTTAGAGATACTGCACTAAAACTTCGTCAAGAGGGTTTATTGAAAACCAGAATGAGTTTGGATTATATGGGAAAATCAACCACGCCACTCAAACCATCATACCAATATGGTGATGATAAAAATGGTTGGAGTATGAATGTAAATGGTAACAATGAAGATTTAACTTGGTTGATAAAATAACCTTTTAACATTTTTCCTACATATTTATATTAAGTTTATATTACAGAAAAAAGGTGACAAATGGCTCAAAATAAATCATTATTTGATAGATTAAAAACACTTTTTTCTACTAATGTTGTTGTTCGTAACGTTGGTGGTAAAAAATTAAGAGTGGTTGATACCGCAAGGTATCAAGCTGACGGAAATCCGCATACCTCAAAAGTAATAGATAGATATGGTAGATTACATGGAACAAAGGGAACACCTATATCCGTATACAATCAATACAATTCATTTTCAGCAACAAAGATAGATTTGTATACCGATTATGAGGCAATGGACACGGATGCAATTATATCATCCGCTCTTGACATATATTCTGATGAAAGCACTTTGAAAAATGATACTGGAGATGTTTTAACCATAAGAACGGATAATGATAATATTCGTAAGATATTACGTAATCTTTTTTATGATGTATTGAATATAGAATATAATCTTTGGCCGTGGATTCGTAACTTATGTAAATACGGTGATTTTTATTTGTATCTCGATGTAAAAGAAGAATTGGGTGTAACAAATGTTGTTCCGTTTTCACCATACGAAATGCAAAGAGAAGAAGGAACTGATCCAGAACATATCTACATGACCAAATTTATTTATGAAGGTCCTCTTGGCAAAGGTGAATTTCAAAATTATGAAATAGCACATTTCCGTTTACTCGGTGATACAAATTTTTTACCATATGGTAAATCAATGTTAGAAGGAGCCAGAAAACTTTACAAACAACTTCTTCTTATGGAAGATGCGATGTTGATACATCGTATAATGCGTGCACCTGAAAAGCGAATTTTCAAGGTTGATATTGGAAATATACCACCTGCTGAAGTGGATCAATATATGAACAATCTTATGAACAAGATGAAAAAAACACCACTTATGAATGAACAAACGGGTGACTATAATCTTCGTTTTAATATGCAAAATCTTTTGGAAGACTTTTATCTTCCTGTTCGTGGTGGACAATCTGGAACATCAATTGAAACTCTTGCTGGATTACAATACGATTCTATTCAAGATATTGAATACTTAAAGAGCAAAATTTTTGCTGCCCTAAAAGTTCCTAAACCGTATTTGGGCTATGATGAAAGAACAGAGGGTAAAGCAACACTTGCTGCTCTTGATATTCGTTTTGCTAGGACGATAGAAAGAATCCAAAGAATTGTTGTATCAGAATTAACTAAAATTGCAATAGTTCATCTGTATGCTCAAGGATATGAAAATGCAGATTTGGTTAATTTTGAATTAGGATTGACAGGACCTTCTATCATATATGAACAAGAAAAAGTTGCACTTATGAAAGAAAAAGTGGACTTGGCGGGAACACTAGTAGAAAAGAAATTATTTTCATTGAAATATATCTACTCAAACATATTCAATCTTTCAGAGGATGAAGCAGAGTTTGAAAAGAATGAAGTTCTGGAAGATATTAAACATGCATTCCGTCAGAAACAAATTGAAAATGAAGGAAACGATCCTGCCATAACAAAAGAATCGTTTGGAACCCCACATGATATTGCTAGTATGCAAGTTCGTGGGGGTGGAAAAATGATAAATGATTCTGATGTTCCAGACGGAGGATGGCCTGGTGCAGGTAGACCTGCAAAAAGTCTAAATTATGGCACAGATGCAAGTCCATTTGGAAGAGATCCAATAGGAAAGAAAGATGTTGGTAATACTCTTAAAACAAATAGTTCACAAAAAATAACTTACAAGGGTGGTTCTCCTCTTTCTCTTGAAAATAAAAATATTGAGCAGTTAATAGGTAGTATGTCAGGAATAAAAATAAAAACTAAAAGTATAATATCGGAAAGTCTTAAACCCGCTTCTGATAAAGAAAATGAATCAAATTTACTCAATGAGAATAATTTATTGGATGAATTGTAATTTTCTCTATATTTATTCTATGAAAGTGCACACAAACAGGTATAAGGAAAAATGAAGAAAATAAAACATTCAAAGTTCAAAAATACTGCAATGTTGTTTGAGTTATTAACAAGACAAATAACATCGGACATCATTTCTTCAAATGAATCCGTGGCAATACAGATTCTTAAAAAACATTTTAATAAGAATACCGAACTTATTAAAGAGTATAGACTGTATAAAACTCTATGTGATGAAAGATTGAAGTCCGATACAAAAGCAAATATGTTAATAGAGGCAGCATTGAAGGCAAGACGTAGTTTAAATAGAAATAAATTACAGAATGAGAAATATCAATTGATTAAGAGTATTAAAGAAAATTTTGATATTGATTCTTTTTTCCAAACAAAAGTTCAAAACTATAAATTATTGGCATCAATATACAAAGTTTTTGAATACAATGAATTAGAAAATCCTGTTGAAATTACAAAATCAAGAATAACAATACTTGAAAACATAACATCAAAACCAAATAAAAATACAATAACAGAAGATGTTGCTATTGCAAGTGAACCCAAAGAAGTTAGATTGATGGCTTACAAATATTTGGTTGAAAAATTTAATGCAAAATATAGTAATCTCTCCGAATCACAAAAGATTTTATTGAGAGAATATATTGAAAATGTTAGTAATACAAACAATTTAAAGTCTCTTGTTCAAACTGAGGCGGTAACTATAAAAAGATTATTTACAAAAAATATGCATAGAGTAAAGGATAAATCTTTGAAAATAAAATTACAAGAAGTTGCTAATCTTTTGAATGAGTATGAAAATATAAAGAAAGTGGAAGAAACTCATATATCTGCTCTTCTTCGATATTACAGTTTAATAGATGATTTATCATGGAGTAAATAATGTCTGCTAATCCAATACATCCTAACAATTACCCAACATCGTCAGCAAGTCAATTTGAAAGATTAGGTCATCCTGGAAAATGGTTAAAATCAATTGCAGTTAGTGGCAATGTTTGGTTTACAGGTTCAAACTACGGTGCCGGCGCTATTATTCCACATTCAAGTGCAGCCGGAACAGTTTATCTTTCAGGTGGTGGCTCCATTGATATAAGTAAATTGGCAAAAGGATATTTACACGAATTGTCTATTGAGAAAATAGAAAGTGGTGCAGACTCTTATGTTTTAATTCGTAATCAAATTATTAGGTAAAATTATGAACGTTGAAAAGTTTATACAAAGACTAAAAGAATCTGAATCGTATAAGAAATTCAAAGGTGAAGTTCAAGAAACTAGTGTAACTGATATGGTAGCTGGTTACGATACACCAAAGGCTTTTGCTGCGAGTAAAGAATCATTTGATGAAAAGACAAAAGAAAATGCTGAGCAACTTGGTTTTAAAGTTGTACCAAAAACAAAACGTAGACAATCTATTTCTTTTGACGATCTTGTAAAACAAGAATCTACTTACAAAATAGCAATGAAAACTTTACACGAAGCATCCTACAAAGATTATAAACGTGATAAGACAAGAACTACATCTGAAAAGATTAACCATTCAATCAAAGAATTAAATCAAGCACTCCTTCAAGTTGAACGTGCGGTTGGTCATGCCCTTCGTTTAAAAACAGAAATGGCGGTAGACCAAAGAACATTCTGGCGCTCTTCACAAAGTAGATTGACAAAGATTGGTGAAAAACTAAATAGAATCGGTAAAAAAATAAATGAGTTGGGTGCCTAACATGAAACAATTATTAGTAGATACAATGTTTTTTGATGTAAAACCAAGTCAAATAAACGAATCAGCCGCTCAAAACAACGGTAAGATAATTGTTTCTGGTGTTCTTCAACGTGCAGAAGCGAAGAACCAAAACGGCCGAGTTTATCCAAAGAAAATTTTGATGCGAGAAGTCAAAAAGTATCAAGAAAATCAAATTAAAGAAAACCGTGCTCTTGGTGAACTTGATC